TGCAACAAAGATAAATCTTGTGCCTCATCTATGAATAAGACTTTGAATTTATTGTGGTTTTCTTTGGTCAAGAAGTCTTCTAATAAATCATTAAAATCTTTTAAACCTTTTTCTTTTTTAAATCTTTTTAGTTCTTCTGACAATAGAAATAAAGTGCTACGTTCTATATCTAATATGTTCTGTCTTGAATCATAGTAGTCTAACAAGTCCATACGTTTAACCGCAGCTGTATTTATAATTGTAAGATATTCATTATCAGAATTAAATGTGCCATCACTGTCAGAAAACTTTGCAACTTTAATAGGTATACCACACTTCTCACCAAACTCCTTGTAGTCATCAGCTCCCAACATTTTTTCTTTTGTCATACCTAATTGATTAAATGCGTAAGAGTGTAAAGTTCTAAAAAATGCAAGATCATTATCTATGTCCAGGCCAAATTTATCTGCAGCTCTGTTAGCTGCTTCTGTTGCAGCTTTCTTTGTAAAAGAAAAATAACCTATTTGTTTTGGTCTAACGCCGTCCTGTATGAACTCGTCGACTAGATTCAATAGTGTTGTTGTCTTTCCCGTTCCCGGTGGTCCTAGTATTATTGTCTTCATATTTTTTTATTTTATTTCTTAATAATCTGTTCTTCATATTTAAATAGTCAACTCGTTCTTGTAATTCTTCTATCTTCAATCTTAATCTTAAATGCCAATTAACTCCTACATCCTTATCAAACATTAAAAGTTTTCTTCTTGATACGTAACTTTAGATACAGACGCATCAGTTTGTTTCATTGTTTTAATCTTGATTAGTCTTGGTTGTTGTTTTTTAATTCTTACTCTTTCTTCTCCTATAAATTCATCTAATTGTTTTATTAAATTACCTGTTTGATTCTTGTCTTTTTCCCAATGATTTCGTTTACAAAAATTATAAAAGTCTTCCATTCTAAAATATGTGTATTCTCTTTTTTCATCTGTGTATGGTAGTTTGTTAAATACATCGTCCATTGTTCTTGCTGATTGTCTATTCGTTGTCCAGTC